ACTGTTAGAAACACATTGAATGTTCTTGCTTCTGCAATCGTTGAAGGTAATATCAGATTGGACGGTGGTTTAAACGCTGGTATTATTGAAGTTGTAAGAGGTATATTTGGAACTAATATTGTTGGACACCAAGTTGGTGGAGTTGATAATCCAAACATTGACTTCTACAAATATCAGACTACCGGACGATACATTGATACTGCGGGTGTTTCTTCTTGGGGATCAAACACGTTCTTAGTTTCTGGGGGTCAAATTGCTGCTATTGACAACATTGTTAATAACGGATCGACAAGTAGAACACCTGGAACTTATAACTTCCTTGAGGGCACTTCTGATGGTGCTGGTATCGGAGCAAACTTTACAGTTCTTGTTCGATTTGATTTCACTATTGATATTACAATTGAAAGTCCTGGTGAAGGATATGCTAACGATGAAACAATCACCATTACTGATTCTCAGTTAGGTGGCGGTGGCGGTGGAGACCTTACGTTCCAAGTAAATGGAGTTAACTCTGTTGGTAATAACTACTATCTACCAATTACCACTCCTTCTATTACTGATTTCAAGGTTGGAGATTTAATCTTAGTTGATAGAGGAAGTTCTTTCTCTCCTGATAGTGTTGGTAGTGGAGCAAATATCGTAACTGGATTGAGAGATGAATCTCAAAGTGAAATTGTTCGTATTGTTGGTATCGCTAACGTTGCTAACCCATCTGATATAAACGGTTACAGATTAATTGTTAGCAGAGGACAAGAAGGAACAAATCTCGGCACCAATCATCCTGATGGTTGTTTACTTGCTAAACTTGATAAGCAATCAAATGCTTCTTACATTACTGGTTCTGACCTTAACAATGATGGTCAACTAGACGAACCATTATCCGGTATTGGAAATGGAACTGGCAATGTAAGAATTGGTATTGCTGAATTTGGTGGTACTTTAACTACTGCTGATCTTATCCGATTGTCGAAGTCTGAATTTGTTGCTATTGAAAGTTTGGTTTCAACTTCACCACAATCTCTAATTGTTAATGATGGTGGAGATCCTGCGGTTGATGTATTCAGAGTAGAATCTACAACTGGAGATACTATCATTCTAGGTGATGTTGGAGTTGGTGTTGGATTTAGTAAGTTTACTATTGATAGTGTTACTGGGGACACTACTGTTGCCGGAACTCTAACTACAGAAAATACACTAACGATTAATGGTTCTACGATTGTAAATCAGCAGTTCTTTACCATTACTGATGGTGGTGCTGGTGGTGTTCCTGCTAGAACAACTTTAGAAGTTGATACCGCAACTGGAGATCTAACGATCAACGGTGGTGACATGAACTTCTTTGGAACTGATGGCACTACTCCACGCTTGACATTTGATAACTCTTCTGGAGACTTCGCTGTATATGGTTCTTTCTCTGCTTTAGGAACGGGAGTATCTACATTTGGTGGATCACTTGACATCGATGGTGGAATCAACCTTGAGTTCCAGGAAGGGATTGGTAGAACGGCACTTGATTCTAAGTTTGAAATTACAAATACGGATGGTGATAGCATCTTCCAAGTTTCTGATAACGGATCATTAAAAATTGCCAAAATTGAAAATTATATCACTGATACTGGTGGTCGTAAGTGGGTGTATATTGGTGATACTGCAGAGACTTTAGACGCTAATGTTAATTACTTTGTTAATTGCACTGGTAATACTCTTTTGAGATTACCTCCCGATCCTCAAATGGGTGATATGGTTCGTATTATAGATATAAGTGGTAGTCTCACATATAATCAGACGATGATTGTTAGAGCATATGACAATACCAAAGTTCAAGGTGAAATATCGAATACTGGACAGTCACTAACGTCAGGTGTTCAATCGATTGAGTTTGCTGGATGGGGCGGTGGTGAATTAGTTGTTCAAACACCTAATGCTTCGTTTGGATTAGTTTATGCTGGAATATCTGCGCCTGGTGGTCAACCTGGTGTGCCTTCATCCCTTGCGGGTTGGTACTTAATGGACGTATAAGAAAATGCCTTTCTATCAAGAAACAAGAACCATGAAAGGTGCCGTTATTGGCACCATCATGCCATGGTCTGGACCTGTCAGTAATATACCAAAAGGTTGGATTATTTGTGATGGAACTCAACCACCAGCAAATGAGTATCCTTTACTTGTGCAAGCAATTGGGGATACTTATAATTCTGGAACGACTAATTTAGGAGGAGGATTTCCAGGATATACTGGTAATTTTACACTACCTAATTTAGTTGGTGGTAAAATGTTGATGGACATTGAACAATCTTATTTTGGATCATTAACTGCTGACAGAGATAATGATCCTGATGCTGGTAATTTAATTTCTCCATATATTGGACAAAATACTGATAATGGAGTGAATGCTGCTTGGAATAATGTATATACTGATGTAATTTTCACATTAAATGAGAGAACTGGATATTCTGGAAATGTTAGAGGTAACAATATTATAGATGGTGAAGGGGAAAAATCTATATTTATTGGTGGTAGAAAATTAGGACATACTCACGTCAGAGCACATGGTCATAGTGGAATTTATGAAACTGTAACTGGTGGTCTTGGTAGTGCTGGAACACAAACAAATCAAAGACCTGGATTAGGTGTTGTACCTTATGATAATATAACGGCAACATTTAATTATGCTGCTATTGATGAAGCGCCATCATTTTTTGGTAGTAGATTTGATGATGGTGTTGTTGACTCTGTTCGACTTGGACACGAAGGATTTAAAAAAGGTAATGTTGAGTTAGCTGGAGGGGGCAACTGGGGATCTTTTGGTAATTTTAGTGGATTTGGTAGTGGAGACCCAGGAAGAACTGTTATGAGAGTTAGTGGTGAAAATCCACCTATTAACTTATCACCACAAAGAGTTACTCAAACTTCTCTTGCTCAAGCTATTAATTATGATTATCCTGTTTTGGGCGGCAATGGAGCTAATTCGGTTCCTTTTGCGTCTGGTGGTGGTAATACTAATATTCCTGCAGGATTTACTAATTATTACGAAGATACGCCAGCTGCTGGAAACTATGGCACATTACTAAGTAATCCTGGATCTAGTTTTATTACTGATACTGGTGGTGGCGCACAAGCAAATGTTGATGCTCATGATCATGAACCAATTACAGTTCTATACGATCAAAATAGTTTAAAACCACAATCTACATTGGTTGCTGATGTCAATATTCCCGCTACCACCAATCTAGATAATGCTTCAAATGTTGCAGCACTACAGATTAGTATGAACACTAGTCAACCGTCTATGACATGTATATACATCATCCGAGCATACTAAAATGGCAAATTACACATACGAAAGATCAAAATATGGAGGATGTGTTGGTAGTATATTAGTGCATACTACTCCAGCAATTTCTTCATCTAACGACCCCACTACTGCCCAATTTAAAGAAAATATTCCAGCGGGGTATTTGAAGTGTGATGGATCTGTTTTATTGGCAAAAGATTTTTTGGCATTATCTAGAGTCGTTGGTGTTGGAGATCAGTGTAGATTTAAAAGAGAAATTTCACAGGTTAGAAACGCTGATCCTTCTATTAATGATTTGGGGCAGTTTCAATTGCCTGATTTGGGATCTAAGGTAATTATTGGTGGTAGAGGAACTGGAGCATATAATAATGATTTTGTAGACAGGGAAGATTTAAATGCTGCTACAACAAATAGAGTTGGACCACAAATTGAAGTTATCAGTAATTTTGGCAGTCAAATTAGCGCGAATTATATAGGATCTGCTCGTGTTACTGCCAGTGGGACACTCAATATGTTGGGCAATCCTAGATATAAATTAGACCGAAATACTTCTGAAACTGAATTAAATATTGAAAATTTTCAGGGACATCTTCATCGGGCAAATCAAACATATTTAAACTATAGTACTAGTCATCAAGTAGGTGGAGAAGGTGGTAAAGATAATGCGCTAAGATTAGCAAATAGTGGTGCTGGTAATCAAACTGATTTTACTTTTGAATCTGGTAGAGAATCTATTCATGACCACAGAGTTGAAAAACCAATAGCATATACTAGTAATTTTACTTATTCATATCCACAAAAAGATATTGATATGTCTGGAGTACTTGCTAGGGTTGACATTGATGTTAGTAATGACGAAAAATTAGATCAGTTGGTTACACCATTTATTCTTGTAGAATATATTATTAAGTTCTAAAAATGACCCAAGATTCTAGTTTTACAAGTAGATCTCCTAATAACCAAGGATTTAACGGCACATTTTATGAGCCTAATTGGTCTAATTTCATGAACACTTATAATATTGGGGGCAGGGATCCTGGTGGTTCTGGTGGGGGCATCAATAGAACATATTCTTGGACTATTACTTTTGCAAATTATGGCAGACAACGATTCTATGCTAATGTGGATGATAGTGGGGCGATTTATATTAATGGCAACTATGAAATGGGAATGGGTGGATTTGGGGGACAAAGTTTAGTCACTACCGCAAATTACTATGGTCCGGGTACATATACTCTTAGTGCTACATCTATTAACAGTGGTGGTGGACCTTGGGGTATTGCTATAGATTGGGTTGGATATATTCCACCCCCGCCTGTTCCTGGATGTACAGACTCTCGTGCTACAAACTATAATCCAAACGCAGATGTTGATAATGGAACTTGTGTATATCCAACGCCAAGTGTTACTTTAAATTTCAATCCTACTGCTATTAAGAGAGGACAAACATCTACATTATCTTGGTCAGTTAGTAATTCTACATCCAGAACTTTAACTGGTCAAGGTAATGTTGGAGCATCTGGTAGTTTGAACTATAGTCCTAATAATACTATTAGTCGTACTTTGTCTGCAACTTATTATAATATTACAAATAAGTCAGTCACAAAAACTTTAACGGTTTACATTCCTCCTATTTTTAGTATTTCTACTAATAAAACGGAAATGATGCTTGGCAGCACTGCCAATATTTCTTGGACTGTTAGTGGCGATGGTGGTGGATTAAATTGGACTCCTACTTTAACTTGGTTATCTGGTGGTCTTACTAATGGAAATTTGAATAGCAATTCAAATGTAACTCCATCAGATACTACAATATATACGGGTCGAGTTTCTGGTGTTGGTGGAACAGATACCGGTAGTGTAACTGTTGTTGTTTATCAACCAGTACAATTATCTGTAGATTCTCCAACCAATTTAGTATATAATAACCAGGGAACTATTGATGTTACCACAAAATATGCTACAGATTCTATAAAAATAACACCAACATATAATTATGATTTTGTTGGATCATCTACGGGTTCTGTAGTTAATTTGCCTGTTAATGACAGTGCTGAAATTGGTGGAACTCAATCTACTACAGCATATACTACAACAATACCTTATAATGATAGGGGACCACTAAGTGTTACATACGTAATTAGAGCAACAGGTAAATTAGGCAACTTCCAAGAAGAAGTGGTTACTATTCCAATTATTATTGATGATACTCCAGATAATCTAAATATTCCTGATAGCGAGGATTTGTTAAAAGATCAAACACCAGTTGTCTCACCAGCGGTGGAAGTTTTATCTGATTTGATTTTAATTGATGATATTGATATTAAAGTAGAGATTAAATCAAATTATCCTATTCAAGTTGATCTCAATCAAGATAATGATTGGACAAAAGTAAGGCAGATCTAAAATGGCAACCACTCAAACGTTTACATCTAGCACTACATATGCTATTCCTTCGGATGCTGCTAATGTTACATATATTATTCATGGTGGTAAAGGTGCTGTTGGTGGTCCATGTAATACTCGTGTTAACCGATCTTCTGGTGGTGCTGGTGCTAGAGGACAAAAAATATCTGGAACTTTAACTGGCGTTGCTGGTTCAACACTCACATTAACGATGGGTGGCAATGGATCGGGAGTTGGTGGAAATAGAGATACTGGTGGAAATGGTGCTGGTGGATATTGGAATGGTGGACGTGGTGGTAATAATAATTCCTCGGATAGTAGTAATGGATGGAATGCTGGTGGCGGCGGCGGTGGAGGTGGCGCTACTGCTATTCGTATTGGTGGTACTGTATTAGCTGGTGCTGGTGGAGGCGGTGGAGGAGCGTGTATTTGTTTTAGTACCAATGGCGCTGCTGACAATGGTCAGACATCTTCTGATATTAACACTAGTGGCGGATCTAATGGTGCTGCTGGACAGAATTCTGGTGGCGCTTGGAATGGCGGCGGTGGAGGCGCTGGTGGGGGATTTCCTGGTGGCACTACAGGATTGTTTGCTCCTGGATATGCCTACGTCAGTGGTAATGATGGTAGTGGATTTGGTGGTGCTGGTGGTGCTGGGTTGTACAATCCTTCATATCATAACAGTGCTTCTACTCTTGAAACTTCTAGTTCTAATAGTTCTTTTGTTACAATTTCATATGAGGATCAAATTGTCACAGAAGATTTTGATTGGACCACTAGATCTCCCCAAATTGATAATATTATAGGATCTCAGGGATCTGATCCAAATAACCAGTGGACTACTTTTTTAACTAATACTAACGTAGGTGGTTATGAACCTGAAGGCACTACCGTTACTAGATCAATTGAATGGAAAGTTGATTTTAACAATACTGGAAGACAAATATTTAATACAGCTGTAGATGATGATGCTGACGTATACATTGACAATGTATTGCAATTTTCACTTAACACTTATAACGCCAATACTTCTTTAACCACAGCAGACATTATTAGTGCTGGTGAACATACTATACGGATTGAACATGTTAATAATGGTGGTCCATATGGTGTAGCAATGGATTGGACTGGATATATTCCTCCAGTACCACCAACAGTAAGTCTAACTGCAACTGATTATAGCACCCCACCAAATAATATTACTAGCATTTACAAAGGTCAAAGTCTGAGGCTTACATACTCTGCCACTGGCGAGGGTATAACTTCCAATACTTTTACTGCAACTGCTAATGGAGTTGTAACTAATCCTATTCCTAGTGTTGGAAATAGTGGTGTATATTTTCCTGCTCCTACAGTAACAACAACTTATACGTATACGGCAACTAACCCATATGGAACTTCTACTACTTCTGTAACAGTTACTGTTCTAAATGATCTTCCAGTAGTATCTCTTACCTCAAATGATGCTAATAATACTATTTTGAGAGGAGAATCTGTAATACTTACTTGGTCTGCTACTGCAAATGTTGCTATTAGCAGCACTACAATGACTGGTGTTGCTAATCCTGGACTTAACGGTAGTGTAACAGTAAGTCCTACAACTACGACAACTTATACTTTTAGAGCAACTAATCCTTCTGGAACAACTACAACAACTATAACAATTGTTGTTAATATTCTTGCCCCGACAGTAAGTCTTTCTTCAGATGATCCCGATGATACAATTATTGTTGGTGATTCTGTAATTTTAACTTGGGCTGCGTCTGGTTTTGATATAACAAACACCACGATGACCGGTGTTACTAACCCTGGTAATCTTGGTAGTGTAGCAGTAAGTCCTACAACTACGACAACTTATACTTTTACAGCAACAAATTCTACAGGAACTTCGACTGCTAGTAGAACAATTACTGTTCCTGTCAAACCACAAATTGTAGTAACTGCTAATGCATCGTCTATAGTATCGGGTCAAAGTGTTAACATAAATTGGAATACAACTGGAGATGCAAATGTTGTTAATTGGACTTCAGGAACTCCGGGAATTACTAACAATTCAATAAATGGAACAGCAACAGTTTCTCCTACAAATTCTACACAATATTGTGCTATTGCTAGTGGACCTGGAGGAATTAGTGATACTCAATGTGTTGCGATAAATGTTACCCCTCCTCCTGGTCCAGCAACTGATTCAAATACAACATATACATCAGATGCTACTGTTATTATTCCATCTTATGCTATTAATGTTACCGCAGATATAGCAGCTGCTAGTGGTGGCAAGGGTGGTACAGATGCTAATGGTAGTGCTGGATCTGGAGGTTCTGGTAGAAGAGCACTTTTGACATTTAATGATTATACGGCAAGGACATTTACATTAAGGATAGGTTTTATAGGTGGATCTGGTTTTGGTTGTGTAGCAAATAGTGGAGCAGGATCAAGAGGAAGTTCTAATGTAGCTACCGGTGGATTTGGTGGCAGAAGTGGTCCCCAAGGATGCTCTGGTGGAGGAGGAGGCGGTGGCGGCGCTACTGCTGTATATGATTCCGTTAAAAATGGATATGTTGCTATAGCCGGAGGAGGTGGCGGCGGTGGTGGTGCTTCTTGGAATAGAAATGCTACTAATGGTGGTGCTGGCACCGGAATGTTTACTGGAAATATAAACAGTATTAGTGGTGGTTCTACTGGTTCATCATGTCCCACTGACGGTGGTGGGGGAGGTGGAGGAGGCGGAGGCGCATCTGGTGGTTCTGGTGGAGCCTTTGGACTTGACAACAATTATGGCGGACGTGGTGGTAATGGTGGACGGTCTGCTTATGATAGTAGTTATTGTTCTTTTACTAATAATACAGGAACATCTAATTTTGGAAATGGATTTGTTATAGTAAAATGGAACATAGGTGCTCCAACAATTGATAGTTTTACTATTAACCCTTCGCCTATCATTGCTGGAGAAAAAGCTACATTAACGTGGACATCTACAAATTCTCTTTTTGGTAGCATTAATAATGGCGTTAATGCAGTTAATGTTCCCAATGGTTCTATTGATGTTTATCCCCCAGACGATAGAACATATACATTAACTGTTACTGGTTATGGTGGATTGACTGATACTGCTACTGTATCCATCGTAGTTTACATTCCTCCTGTTATTATTATTTCTACCAATAAGATCGAAATGATGCTTGGTAGTGTGGCTAATCTTTCTTGGGTTACAACTGGAGATGCTGATAATATTGTATGGGTTTCTGGTGGAATAACTAATTCAAATCTTAGTAGTAATAGTAATGTCAGTCCTACAACCACTACATCATATGCCGCATATGTATCGGGACTTGGCGGAACTTCAGATGTATCTTCAGTTTCTGTTGTTGTTTATTATTTTCCAACAGTAGAAGTTGATTATCCAACAAATATTTTATATGGTCAACAAGGTAATATCGAAGTTACTACAAGATATGCTACTGAGTCTGTCACAATAACACCAACTTACACGTATGATTTTGTTGGATCTACTACAGCATCTGCTGCTAATTTATCTGTTAATGATAGTGCCGAATCTACTGGCATAGAAAATACGGATATTTACACTACGACAATACCGTACGATGATCGAGGACCATTGAGTGTTACATACGTAGTTAGAGCAACTGGTAAACTGGGAACGTTCCAAGAAGAAGTAATTACTATACCGATCATTATTGATGATACTCCTGATAATTTAAACATTCCCGAGAGTGTAGATTTAATAAAAGATCAACAACCCATTTATACTCCCCCTGATGTAGAAGTTTTAACTGATTTGCTTTTAATTGATGATGTTGACATTAAAGTAGAAGTTAAAAGTGATTACCCTATTCAAATTGATCTCAATCAACAAAATGAATGGTATGATATCAGACAAATTGGCACTCCTCCTTATGTTCAGGGAAGTTCGGTTGGTGGAAACTCTTTGCCTACTGAATCTGGTGTATATCTCATAAAACCAAATAGTGATCCTGTAAGTATTGATGAAGAATTTAATGTTAAATCAAGTAATATTACAGCAGTAGATTTTGCGAAGTTAGTTACTTGTGTATCTGTCATTGATGAAACAAATAATAGTTATTATAATAATCAATCAAATTTAAATAATGTGTGGGCAGGTAGTGCTATTATTGGTGGCGCTGTAAATAATCGTAGAGGATTTAGAACAGCATTCCCATACAGAACTTTCTATATCCTAGATCCACAAGCATCAGGGCAAGGTGGTATTGATGTGCCTACAGCATATCCAGCAGATCCTAACGCAATTGGACCAATTCGTGTTAATCGCGATGAAGGAAATGCTGGTAATAGATCTGATTGGTTTGCGATTTGTAATTTTGGTTCTTTGCCATATGGAACAATTGTTTCTATCTGGATTGATATTTCCGGTTCGATGAGACTCTCTACAGTTCAGGCATCATATAATTATTTCTTGACACGTTGTGCTAATGCTGGTATTGAAATTGTATTGAGTCTTAGTGCTGCTGGTGAGAGATATATTGAGGGTCATATTGTATATCTTCCTCCTAGTGCTAATTTTACTGTAAATAATACAACAAATATCGTTACAATTATTCAGGGGCAGTCCGTCACGTTAGACTGGGTTGCGTTTGGTGATCTTAATACTCTTAATATTGCTCCAGGAGTTTTATCAAACGCTACTACGTTCAGTAATTTTGTCAGTAGTGCTGTTGTATTTCCACAATCAAATACTACATATCTTCTAACAGCAACTGGTCCTGCAGGAAGTACAACACGACAAGTTACAGTTAATGTTTTAATTCCACCAACACTTCAGATAAGTGCTAATAAAACTACTATTATTGTTGGAACATGTGCCAATATCAGTTGGGGTTATACTGGAGATGCTTCCACTATTACGTGGACTACTGGAACTATAACTAATGGAAATTTGACTAGTTCATCACAAGTTTGTCCGACAGATACTACAACATATTGTGCTTTTTTAGATGGAGTTGCTGGACAATCGCCTGTAACATGTATCACCATTAATGTAAAACAAATTCCAACCGCATCTTTGACAGTTCCAAACGAAGTAGATTATGGAAATAATTTTAACATTCAATACAATACTCAATATGCTAACACTAGTATAAGTATTACTCCAACATATACTTATTTGAATGGTACAACAACAACAGGAACTTCTATTAATAGAACACCTGCTACTGGTGCTGAATTGGGAGATCCTGATTCACAAACTAAGGCAAATGGAACTGTTCCCATAACTGTTCCTTGGAGTAATTTTGGTCCTTCTCAAATTAGTTTTTCTATTGATGTTGTTGGTGAAGGCGGCACTGCTAATGATGTCAAACTTACCACAGTAAATATTGATCAGACACCAGACAATTTAAATATTCCAGATTCGGACGAATTACTTAAGGCTCAAGAACCAGTTTTCAGTCCAGAAGGAG